GGTTTCTCGCGATGAGACATGATTGGATCACATCCATCCCTTACGAGGTCCATCTTGCTAGGGCCTATCGGATGCCCTCCGGAGGCGTCTACGTGATTGTCATGAGAACGGTCATGACCCAGCCCGCCTACCCTTGCGCGGTCTACCACTTCGATGCTGACCACGATTGGACCTACTACATCGAGGAGGTCTATAGGACTCTCCTCGAGGATGGCCAGGTCATGCGTGACATGTTCTGTTCGCGTGATCTTCTTGACGTCTCCAACGGCATCGTCCCGCCTCATGAGGACCTGGGGACGTGTCTCTATGTCATCGGCGAGATCGTGGCGGATGGCGAGGTCATCGGCTCTCGGGCTTTCGCGACCGGTGGCCGTTGGGGCCGCACTGACATTGGAACATGGACCAAGGTTGAGGAGGTGATTGCTCATGACTAAGGCCGCTATCGTGGCGTTTTGCCGCTGCCTCTGGGCGCTCATCAAGTGCATGAGGGCCGTTTGCTACAACCTCATGTACCTCAAGCTCATCGACCATGCGGAGTATTCGAGGATGAAGGGCTTCATGGCCTCGGCCGGAGGCGAGCTGAACGAGATTCTGAGAATCTACAACGTGAGAGAGGAGGTCTATGATGGCACAGTCTAAGCAGGTCATCAGTCTGGAGATTTACAGGATCCATTTCGCCGCTGAGATTCGAGACGTTCGCACGGGAGAGACTGAGACGGTCGAGGGGTCGTTTGCGTCAAAGACGGTGGCGTGGCCTGAGAAGCAGGTCATGGAGTTCACCGGCTCGAGCAAGCGCAAGCCTCCCCTCATCTTCCTGAGGCTCGAGAGCTTCGCAAGTGAGAAGGTCGTGGTGACGTTCGACTTGCAAGACCTCATCGATGCCGACTTCACGGCTGTCGAGTTCTGCTAACTTTGGTAACGCTCCGGAATGGTCCGGACGTCATAAGAGAAAGGGTTGTCAAATGTCCGAGAACACCAATGCAATCATCCTCGCGTCTGACATGGAGGCCTCGCGCGTGGCCCTCAAGAATGCGCCGGTCATGGTCCGGAAGGAGGTCGTCGAGGCAGGCATGTTCGCGAGCGTCGCGGAGGCTGATGAGCTCAAGCGCAAGGCTCTGACTTACAACGCCACTCAGGAGACCATCCCCATGCGTGACCTCATCGACACGGGCGAGGTCATCAAGCCCAAGGGCGTCATCATCCGAGTCGACCAGCTCGAGGACGAGGACGGCAAGATCGACTCCGTGCCTTGCGTCATCATCATCACCGACGACGACAAGGCATATATGTCCCACTCTGCCATGATCCTCAACTCCATCGCCGCCCTCATCGCAACCTACGGCGAGGACGTGGGAATGTGGCCGGACGGCATCCGCCTGGCGGTCATCGAGAACAAGTCTGCCAAGGGGCGCCGCTTCTACCGCCTCAAGATCGTTTTTTAGCGTGATATACAGTTCGCGCTAGTTCCTCGAGGGTAGGCGCGGAAACGTGCCTACCCTCTCTTTATCGGAGGTGGCATCTTGGCTAAGAGGGTACGCAAGACAGAGCAGGAGTACATCCGCGCACGAAACGCTGCCATGCGCTCGATTCAGCGCACGAACAAGGCATTCGGCTCAAACATCAAGCTCTCCGACATTGTGGACGTCCCGACTCCCGCGCAGGCAAAGAAGATGAGTGCTGCTGAGCTGAGGGCGGCAACGCGCAAGCTCAACAGAGCAAGAAAGACAGACAAGGGCGAGAAAGCCACTTTTGTGCCAACAGGAACGGGCGGCGTCACCAAGGTTCCTACCAAGGATTACAATGCCGCCATGTCGAACCTTGCCAAGGGGAACAAAGCGTTCGAGGAGAGACGCAAGGTGATCGAGGGTGCCGAGGTTCCGAAAGAGGCGTTGAAGGGCGCTAGGCCAGTGAGCATGAGGGACGTGACCTCCGGGCGCACGTCCAAGATTCAGTCATTGGAGACGGTTGACCCGTTCACGGCGTTCATCGGTGGCAAGGCAACCGGCAATGTCGATGAGATCGTCAAGAGGTTTCATGAGCGCGGGCGCATATATGCCGAGAGGCCGCGCAAGTGGAAGGAACAGGACAACCTCATGAAGAGCAACTTCATCCGTACTCTCGAGGCGGCAGGAAGAAGCGACATCATCGAGAAGTTGAACAAGCTGAGCAGGAACCAACTTCTGTGGTCCGTATATGAGCGTAACTTCGGCTCATACATCACCGCTTTGGCTCTTTCTGTCGATACAAACGGGCCTCGAGGCCCTGAGGGTAGCATAATCTCTCGCGAGCTTGACGAGGTAGCGCACACCGCAATTGGCGAGATCGAGGCGATCTTGGACACGGCGGCTAATGTGAGGTTCACCAAATGAGGACGCTTGTCGCTGACATTGACAACCAGACCGGGCGTGACCTCATGTCGTGGGAGTCATGTGTGGTCGGTAAGAAGGTCCGCAAGACCTCAGGTGACTCATGGCGTTCCCTCAGGAGGTTCCTTGGGTCAAATGGAGGCACGTTCTACACCTACGGGCTTGACTTCCTGGGGCGCTTCTTCGTGATGCGTCTCATGAGCGACGGTTTCCGATGGGTCAAGAACGGCTTTGCGTTCACGAACAACGAATTCCAGACGCTGTTCTCCGAGTTCGGCCAATGCTACTCGATCACGTGGCAGGATGGCGGCAAGAGGGTTCGTCTCTGCGATTACACCAAGCTTGTTCGCGCTGACATGCGTGAGGTTGCAGAGGCCTACCCGGGAATCACTGACCGTAGCGAGATCATGGCGAGCTCACTCCTCGAACTCGAGAGTCTTGGAATCTCTGGCATGACCATCGCCCAGGCGGCGCTATCAGACTACAAGAGGACGATAGGCAGCAAGGAGTTTGCACGGATTTATCCCAAGGTCGGTTTGTCGGTGCAGTTCGACCAGGACATTAGAGCGGCCTATCATGGCGGCTACTGTGACGCAAATCCGGGGTTTGCCAACAAGGAGCTAGAGGGCGTATACGTCTACGACGTGAAAAGCCTTTATCCCTCAATTCTCAAACGCTATCCGCTGCCCTATGGGATGCCCTTGGAGTTTGACGAGGAGCCTCCGGATAATTCCGTCCTGTGGATAGCAAACGTGGTGCTATCGGCAACCGCCAAGCCCAATGGGGTGCCGTTTTTGCGCATCAAGCGCAACCCGATGTTTGACCCGTTCAACTACGTTCGCGACACCATGGGAGTTGTCTCCCTCTGGATCTCGAGCGTGGATTTCCTCGCGTTGCTCGAGAACTACGACGTCGAGGTGTACCGCTGGGGCGGAGGATACTGCTTCTTCGAGTGCGCTCACAAGTTCGATGAGTACGTCGATAAGTGGTATAGCCTCAAGGAGTCATCGACCGGAATGAGAAAGATATCTTGCAAGTTGATGCTCAATTCCCTCGTGGGGAAGTTCGGCGCCAACGTCATTCTGAGGGACCAGGAGCCACGCGTCATCGGTGGCTACCTCGAGCTCGAGCCGGGTGAGACTCGCTTCCGCGATGGGGTCTATCTGCCTACGGCGGTTTTCGTCAACGCCTTTGGCAGGCTCGAGATCACGAGGGCCATCCGTTCGGCGGGCGTGATGAACTGGGTCTATTCGGACACTGACTCATTGCACCTACTGGCGCCTGCAGAGGACGGTGAGTTCAAGATTGGTGACCAGCTTGGCGAGCTGTCACTCAAGCAGATCGCTGACCGTGCGCGATATCTCTCGAGAAAGCGCTATGCACTCGAGGAGGATGGAAAGAAGACCATCGTGTGTGCTGGAATGCCGTCAAATGTCATGGAGCGCATGACGTTTGACGATTTTAAAATCGGATGGACGAACGTGAACCCGGACGGCACCTTCAAGCCTGGTCTGGAATTTTGGAAGCCGGCACCTGTTGCCGGAGGAATGGTAAGAAGGCCGTATGTGTTCAGCTTGTAGAGAGGAGCAACAACTCATGGATGTTGAGCGTGAAAAGCCTAGTTTCTTTGGCAAGGGTTCGCCGGCGTTGACAAGCGATAGAACAGATTGGGAGACGCCGTGCGAACTGTTCGAGCGACTTAACAACTTTTGGCACTTTGACCTTGACGCGGCGGCAAGTGAAACGAACCATCTTTGTCCCGCTTACTTCACCAAGGAGACGGACGGCCTGGGCCATAGCTGGTCTGGGCATCGCGTCTGGTGCAACCCTCCATATGGCAAGCAGATAGCGGACTGGGTTCGCAAGGCTTACGAGGAAACGCGCGACGGGCGCACGCTCGTAATCATGCTGGTGCCAGCGAGGACGGACACGCGCTGGTACCACGACTACATCCAAGGGAAGGCGGCGGAGGTCAAGTTCATCCGTGGCCGCTTGAAATACACGCTGGGGGGGGTGGCGCAGAATTCAGCGCCGTTCCCGTCCATGCTCGTGAGATGGGGTGGTGAGTTATGACTAGCGCGACCGAGCGCCTGCGTGCGCTGCTGGACCAACGTCAACCCGGACGGCACTTTCAAGCCGGGTCTGGAGTTTTGGAAGCCGGCACCGGTGGCCTGTGGGATGGTGAGGAGGCCTTATGTGTTCAATCTATAGAAAGGGGAAAGAATGAAAATCACTGACGAGCTGCGCAAGTGGGCGCATGGCCCAGACGAGGGCGATGATTGGCTCGACCGCATAGACGAGTTTTGCGACCGCATCGACGCGGCGCACCGCTCCGCGCTAGAGAAGCTGGCAGCGCAGGTGCTCATCAGCAGGGACGGCAACGCCTATGCCGACACGTTCGCGTTCTCGCACCACCACGCCCCGACCGTCGAGGACGTGCTGCGGGAGTTCGCGGACGAGGTGCAGAGGTGCTGTGACACCCAAGACACCATCGCCGAGTACGCCGAGAAGCTGCAACTGAGGAAGGCGGTGGGGCATGAGTAGGGTCGGCTGGTTCAGCTGCGGGTGCTCGTCTCTGGTGGCCTGCTCGCTCGCGTGCTACGTGGCGAAGGAGACGGTGGAGCATGACCGCGACCGAACGTCTCCGCGCCATGTGTGATACACTCTAGCTAGTCCGCCTCGGGGCTTGGGTTTTGACCCTCGCAGGCATTAGGTGCCGCTCAGGCGCTTGCGAGGTTTTCGGCTAAACCTAACCGCGAAATCTGAAAACCGTTCAGCGGGCAACGCTAAATTTGAAACCGCCTATGGTATAAAAGGCCATGGGCGGTTTCGCTTATAAGGAGGTTGTGATGGATGACGATAGGACGATGCCGACTTTCGGCGAGCTGCTCGAGGCTTTCGAGACTTCGAGGGGAGGTAAGACCATGGACGAGGAGAAGAAGGACGTCACCGAGGAGGAGACTCCGGAAGGCGAGGAGGTCGAGGAGGTCGAGGAGATCGACTACAAGGCCCTCTATGACGACCGAGGCGAGGAGCTGGACAAGCTCCATCGCGAGGTGACCGACCTAAAGCGCGACAAGGACGAGCTCCAGAGGAAGCTCAATGACGCGACGAGGGCTTTCGCCATCATCGCCGACCGCCTCGGCAAGATTGACCTCGATGTTGCCGTGGAGGACAACGGCTATGTCGAGACGATCTCCGAGGACGATCTCGACAAGTACATCACTTACTAATAAGGAGGTAGAGCAATGGCTACCATCAACATGGACAACGTTCAGCTCCTGAACTATGTCCGCCAGTACGCACCCGACGACTACAAGAACCGAATCCCGGCCGTCACCCAGGGCGAGATCCAGTCTGCTCTTCGTGGCTTCCAGAGCTACACACCGACGTGGGACCAGTTCATGGGCATCTTCCTCGAGAAGGTCGGCCTCCAGATCATCCGAAACACCACCTGGACCAACCCTATGGGCATCTTCAAGAGGGCCCCGATGCGCCTTGGCTCCAAGATCGAGGAGATCGCGACCAACCTCCAGAAGGCCCACGGCTACAAGAACAACTGCACCGACGTGTTTGGCGTCAATCCGCCAGACAGTAGGGTAAACTTCCACTCCACGAATCGTCACGATTTCTACACAATTACCGTCCCCCTGGAGGACGTTCTCCGAGGCGTCGCGACCGATGACTATTTCCTCGCGAACTACCTTGGCGCCCTGGTTGACAACCTCATCGTCTCGGACAACAACGACGAGTATCTTCTCTTCAAGCAGATTCTTGCCAACGCCAACGACAATGACGGCTTCTTCAACGTCCAGGTTTCCGACGTCTTGACCGCTGCCGACAAGGCCGCTGCTGCTCGAGCCCTTGTCGAGCAGGTGCGCGGCTACTACCGACTCCTCAAGTTCCCCTCTGCGGACTACTCCGCCGAAGGCCGTAAGGGTGGCCTCATCACCGTCGGTCGTGACATGGTGCTGGTCATCGACGCACGCACCGAGGCGGCTATCGACGTCGAGTCCCTTGCCGCCGCATTCCACATGGAGAAGGCCGACTTCCTCGCTGATTCTGTTGCCGTCATCGACAAGTGGCCTGAGGGCATGGAGGGCACGCAGGCCCTCCTTGTTGACCGCGACTTCTTCGTGGTAAGCGACACCCTTCTCACCATGCAGCCGGCGCCCATCAACCCGTGCAACCTCTCCCAGAACTATTTCTATCACCACTGGGGCATCTACTCGTACTCGCGCTTCGTCCCGGCCGTGCGCTTCTCCACGGGTGAGAGCACCGTGCTTGACACCACGCCTGCTAGCGTCACCGGCATCACCATCACGATGGACGAGAACGGGCGAGTGGGCTATCGCACCGGCGAAGGCACCAAGGAAAGGCCCGCCGTGTTCACGCAGCCCGGTTCCGTGCGTCTCATCGCCACCGGCGACGGCGAGCAGGGGACCGACGCGGGCTTCGACCTCAGCTCCGTCGAGTGGAGCATCGCCGCGTACGATGGATATGGCGAGCGCTACGCACTCGCACCGTCCGACACGCACATCGACAGAAACGGAATCCTAACCATTGGCAGCACGGCAATCTCTCGACCTGGCTACGAATCTAATTCGTTCATCAAGGTCACCGCTAAGAGCACCGTTGATGACGTCTCTGGCACGTTCTATGTGACCGCGACATCGACTGGCGCGTAGTCAACACCTTTTCAACAATTGTTGAAAACTCGTTGACGTGATATGATGCCCTCAGTGAGATTTCTACACTGGGGGCATCATTCATGGCTGACTATGTCGAAAACTTCAACGAGGGCGGAAACATTACCTCTGATTGGTGGCCTGCGGGTTCCCGCGTGAAGCTCATGCGCGTCAACTGGGACTCGAGTTATCGTGACGTCGTGATCTTCGACTCCGTGAATGACCGCAACGCCTACTTTGACAACCTAGGTGATTATTTCGCCTACACCGTCGAGAGCATGAGCTACCTCAAGCCCTCTCAGGCCATCAAGGTTCCCATTCCCTACTCCACCGCCTACACGTACAACTACATCGAGGTCATCAACCCGCGCTCTCCCAAGTACGAGGAGACGCGACTCTACTACTTCATCTCCCGCGCTGACTACGTGGCCCCATCCACGACCCTCCTCACCCTCCAGCTTGACGTCATGATGAGCTATCAGGACAAGTGCTATCTCGGAAGCTGCTTTGTCGAGCGCGGCCATGTGGCCATGGCGAACGTGGAATATCGTTATGCAATCGAAAATGGCATGTATCCATACGCGCAACGTCGCTACCTCGATGTTCCCGAGGGTCTTGACGTCGGCTCCGATTACGTCACTGTAGATAGCGAATGCTTCTCACTTTCCGAGGATGATGGCTACTACGTCATCATCATGTCAACTGCTGACCTCACGGCAGACCCAGGATCCATCAACGCGCCAAACCTGACCACGGCTCGAGGCTCGAACGTCGCGGGCATACCTTCCGGATGCAACGTCTACGCAATGGATGCGGGAAATTGGGTTTCATGGCTCAGTCACATGAGCAAATACCCCTGGGTGACTCAATGCATCATCGCGGCCTACTCGTTCCCAAAGCGGTTCGTCACGGCAACACACCAGGTCAGCCTTGACGGGTATGCGGCATACGAGATCAACGAAACTCAATCAATGACGATCGACCCGTCTACCGGCAAGCTCGGGGAGGTCAGTGACATCTTCTCGAGGATCAAGTCAAAGATTGACGCGCCGGTCAAGCACGACAAGTTCACCGTGTTCCCGTACTCGCTCCTCGAGATCACGGCGAACACCGGCACGTCAATCCTTCTCAAGCCTCAATATCTTGAGCTTGACAGCTTGACGCTTGCCGTGTTCTGCTGTGCGCTCTATCCGTTTGCGAAAATAGGCATCATCCCTTGGAACTACGGAGGGCGAGGCACCGGAGAGGGCGCGCATAGCTACGTTGCCGCATGGAGCGACTTTTACGGAGTAGAGCGAACGACGTCACTCCCGATGAATGAGGCGTTGTCAAACACGCTTTGGCTCTCGAACTTCCCCATGTTCTCGATCGTAAACAACTCTTACCTCACCTACATGGCATCGACGGCATACAGTCGCGCCTACTCCTACGAGGCGGCGGGATGGCAGCTTGCGCGAACGAACATGGCAACCCAGCTCTCTTATGAGCAGGCGCAAGGCGCCATGGCAACCTCTCAGGCAAACCAGGCGCTATCCAACAACCTCAATCGCCTCCAGATGGGCGTCAACCTCGGCGCCGGTCTCGTCGGCGCCGGCGGGCAGCTTCTCAGCGGCAACATCGGAGGCGCGGCGGCGGGCGCGGCCAACGCGCTCCTTGGCGCGGCGATGGGTCAGGCGTCATATGACACCCAGAACAGGCAGTTCAACAACAACATCTCACAGGCGCAATACATCGCCAGTTCCAACCGTCAGTTGGCGCAGCAGGCGGCATCCGGTGACTACGAGATGGCGATCAAGTCAATCAACAGCGCTGTCCAGGATGCGGCTTTGACGCCTCCAAGCCAGGTGGGCCAGATGGGCGGCGACGTCATCGCCCAGGCAAATGGATTCTATAACGTCGTGGTAAACTTCAAGACGATCACGCGAGGTCCGCAGAACCGAATCGCGGACTTCTGGAGTCGATACGGCTACCAGGTGAACGAGTTCGTCCAGGGCGCGTTTCGGCCATTGAAGCAACTCAAGGTGATGACGCGTTTCTCTTACTGGAAGATGCGCGAGTGCTACCTACAGAGTCCCAAGGCAACGGAGGAGGAGCTTCTCACCATCAAGGGGATTCTCGAGAGGGGCGTCACCATCTGGAACTCTCCGGCGATGATTGGCAGTCCCTCACTTGATTTCAACCATGTTGACGAGAGCAAAGAGGATTGGGGTTATTGATGGCAAAGAGCAGTGAGCCTACTCTCATCCCGCCTGAGATCATGATGCTCGGCAAGAGCTACGCAAGCAGGTGGCAGAGTGACGTCCTCAATTTCAGGACGTATAGGATTTGGTTCAACAGGTTCGTCGAGGCGGCCATCAGCTGCTTCACGTGGGAGAACCTCCCCGAAAGCATCCCTCCCGACTACTGGGAGAAGATGATCTTCTTCAAGGGCAACATGGCCCTCACGACCAGGCAGAACAACATCGTTGACGTCCTCGGGAACACGTTCCCGGACTACGTGGCGGCGCCGGCAACGCCTGAGGGCAAGTTGGACATCTACGGAAACCCGTGCAGGGTGCGTCTCATCTCGGTCAATGGTGACTACTGGACACGCTACGCAAGCGAGCACGTCGATCTGTCAGGCGCGAGGAGCGGACTCCCCCCCGTCATCCACCCGGCAGATTGCGCCATCTGTTGGGACTCCATCTCTCGTATCCCGCTCTTCGACATGATCGACGCATACGCTCGGCGAATCGCCGAGATAGATAGGACGTTCGACCTCCACACCATGGCTCAGCGTCACCCGTTCATCATCGAGACCGACGAGGAGAACCAGCGCGGCGCCAGGGCGCTCTTCTCCAACATCAAGGACGGTGAGCCGGCTATCTTCATCAACCGCAACGCGATGAACGTGAACGGCATCAACGTCCTCAACCTGCAAGTTCCCTATGTCGGTGACAAGCTTGTCGAGGACAAGAAGGCAATCGTCGGCGAGGTCTATACGCTCCTCGGAATCGACAACCAGCAGAACGACAAGCGCGAGAGGGTCCAGACGGCAGAGGTCTTGTCCAACAACGAACAAATCGCGGTGATGAGGATGAGCAGGCTCAAGGCGCGACAACAGTTCTGCGACCGCGCAAACGAGATTTTCGGCACTGAGATCAGCGTCAAGTGGTCTATCGGCCATGAGTTCGAGCAGATGCCCACGGACGCAAGCGGGGAGTGGTAGCAATGGCACTTCTTAACGGTTTCACGACCATCGACAACGACCCTTACTACCCTTACGTGTTTTACACGGTGCGAGATGTGGTTGAGGGCTATGGGTTCGATTTGGGGATGAGAGACTATCCCATCTTTGACGAGGCGTATCGCGAAATTCTCAACCGCAAGATCCAGGAGCACTTCTGGTTTCGCGAGTTCTCGGCAAGGACTCCCCAGCAGTTCATCTTCTTTCTCAACCGCAAGCTCAACGAGCAGATGCCCCAGATAAACCGGCTCTATGAGGCGCTGAGGGACGAGGACCCATTCTTCGTAATCTCGGAGACGACCGGAAACTCCTCGAGCACGGGAAACGAGACGAGCAAGAGCACAGGTGACGCGAGGCAGATCTTCTCCGACACCCCTCAAGTGCAGCTCGTCGGCGGGCATGACGACTACGCCACGACGCTTACAGGCAACAAGACCAGCGCGGACGCTGACTCCTCGAGGACCGGCACGAGCAACTACGTCACCAGGACCAGGACGCAGGCCGGCACCCTCGTGGCGGCCGCCGAGATCTGGATAGACGGGGTGAATGACGCCGACCTCATCGTGTTTGACCGACTCGAGCCGCTCTTCGTCCAAGTCTGGAATGATAGGATTAACTAGGAGGAGGTGACAAATATGAGCATCTACAACGCAGGCATCCCGACCATGCCAATGTACGACGTCACCAAGAGGACGTTCGGCGAGATGATGACGCCTCAGGACCAGATCATGTGGATCTACTACCACATGATCCAGGAGGCATCCGTCGAGTACGTCGATTCAGAGAACGCGAAGCAGGACGCAAGCTTTGATGATTACAAGGGACAGATGCTAGTGACTCTCGCAAATCTCAAGCGCGAGATCATGGCAGATGTCGGCACCATCACCAAGTACGGCAACCTTTGGAGCTGTCAAGTCGGCTTGGAGCTTCCGAGCAAGCAGGCCGTAAGACTTGCGCACAAGGACACATGTGCGCTTCACGGCGCAAGCGTCGCCGAGCTGGGAAGCGGGCTTAACCGGCTTGCGACGGTTCAGGCGCTTGCGACGAGCGGCCTCAACGTGTTCGGCATGGCAGCATATGCCAGGACGTACAGCGACACAGGCACCATCGCGGCGCACGGCGCACGAGCGAACAACTATCCCTATTAAAAAAGGAAGGATGATGGATCATGGCAGGCCAGACCACCTACTACCAGCTCGAGACCTATGAGAGCAACGACGTTCCCGACCTCCGCGACCAGTACAACTCGAGCATGACGAAGATTGACGGCGCACTCAACACCATCGCCAACACCGCCAACAGCGCCGCGACGGGCGTCGCTCAGGCCGTGCAGAATGCGCAGGTGGCGCTTGAGAGCGCGGCAAGCGCACTCTCCGTCGCTCAGGCCGCGCAGACCTCGGCGAACGAGGCGAGCACGGCGGCAACGGCCGCAAGCAGCGTCGCGACCGATGCCGCGACCAACGCACAGACGGCCCTCACCTCGGCGAGCACCGCAAACAACGGCGTCGCATCCCTCAACACGCGCGTCACGGCGCTCGAGGTCGGCCAGGTCGTGCAGTATGAGCAGGGTTACGTCGATGTGTCACTCGCGCCGAACACAAGCACGTCAACCCACGTCGATCTCACCAAGGAGTTTGCGGGAAGCCAGAACCCCTATTTCGACGCAATGGTGAGTGGCGGCGGCACGGCTCCGAACGGCGTGTTCCTCTCCACCACCGGCGAGGGCAAGACCGGATTCAACATCAACGCCTACAACTCCACCAACGCGACCAAGAGCGTCCGCATCCGTTGGTGCGCGATCCAGGCGGAGTGAGCATCATGGGCGAGCTGATTCATCTCATCACCGCCCCGATCTCGGAGACGTCGGCTCAGGTGGGGACCATCTGCGTTCTGGTCCTCACCGGGCTTGACGTCATGGCCGGATGCCTCTCGGCCAATCTTCATGACGAGTTCTCGAGCCACAAGCTGAGGGACGGGCTCATTAGAAAGATGCAGAACATCCTTCTCATGTGCGGCGCCCTCTTTGCGGACGTTGCCCTCCTCGGCGGGCTACAACTCCCGTTCTCGCCTTGCTACCTTGCGCTGTGCACGGCCTTCATCGTCATGGAGATCAAGTCGCTTCTCGAGATATGGGCTCACGACCATCCGGACGTTCCGGACGCAATCGACGATGTCTTTGGAGGGATGAAGAATGACGATGACTAACACAGAGGCGGCTAAGCTTGCCAAGGCATACATCGGCAGCGGTCCTAGCACGTTCTACAGCTACTACTCCAAGCACGCCACTCCCAAGATCTCGAGCGGCGCATGGTGCGCCTGCTTTGCCTCGAGCATCCTCATGATGGCGGGCGCCACGGCGCCGGGTTTCCCGGGCCTCTACTGCCCTACCATGTGCAAGGAGGCTAAGAAGGCCGGAGCAACCGTCCCGGTCTCTCAGGCAAAGCCCGGTGACGTCGTATTCTTCAACTGGGACAGGAACGACAACGCCGACCACGTGGGCATCTGTCAGAGCGTTGACGTGAAGAGCAAGCTCATCACCACCATTGACGGCAACGTGAGCAACAGGGTTGGCAGGAGGACGCGCACGTTTGGCGAGGTAATGGCCGTGGTTCGTCCAAAATATCGAATGTCGTACACACCGGAGGAGAACATGAAGAATCTCGTCAAGGTCATTCAGCAGTTCCTTCAGTCAAAGGGCTACTACAAGGGCTATCTGATTGATGGTGTGCTTGGCTATTACACCGTCAAGGCCATTCAGCAGTACCTCACCAACATTGGCCTCTATCATGGCAAGATTGACGGTGACTTCGGGCCTTACACCTCCAAGATCTTCCTGGAGGCGCTCAAGAGCGGGAAGTTCTGCTAAGATAGACGCGCGGGCGAATGGGGACAACCCGCCAACCTCGAGAGAGTCACCGGTTAAGTTGCGGCACCGGTGACTCTTTCGTTAGAGAGAGGATTTAGCCATGGCATGGACTCAGGCACAGAACATGTTCTGTATGTACGTCATCTGCGAGGTTGAGTCAGGTTGGAACTGGGCCGCGACCAACATGCAGGACGCCATCACGCTCGGAATCGGCCAGTGGTGGGGAACTAGGGCGGCGGGCCTCATGGACCTCCTCAGGGCCCAGGCTCCGGACTCATACGCCAAGCTCTCGAGCAGGCTGAGGACCAAGCTCGAGAGTGACGGTGCCGAGTCGCAGAGTTGGACTAGCTTCTATCTCAACCAGACGGACGCCCAGTCATGGGCGGCGAGTGCTGAGGACGATGATAACCACGTCATCCAACAGACGCTATTCCTCCAGGATATCGAGGGATACAAGACAACCCTCTCGAGTTGGGGCCTTGACGTCGAGAACAACGTGGCCGCTACCATCTACTGGATGAGCGCCTACCACCAAAACCCTAGCTTGTGCGGAAAGACGATGTACTCATGTGGCGCATCGACCAACCTATCAACAATCAGAAGCGCGATCCTCTCAAACAACATCCTCGGGCAATACTCAAACCGCTACAACACCATCTATAAAAGGTTGTCAAACTGGGACGGCACTTCCGCGCCTCCAGACTTCGGCCAGGTCGATGAGTTCCAAGAGGGCTTGTCTCCGACTCAGCAAGGCGGCAACATGCAACAACAAGTCACCGGCATTCAGTACGTGCAGCAGACCGGTGACAACCTGCTGATCTACAGTGAGGACTACCCCAACGGGATGCTGTGCATAAAGACCAACGGGCAAATCTGGGTGCCGTTCACCAATGACACGCAGGTCACGATGCCGAACACCGAGACCGGGCAGACGGGCGGCAGCTCATCGCTCTTCGAGCAATGCAAGCAGACGTGGATAGCCTGGGCAAATGCGGGCGGGTTCGGCTACGAGCTGTCACCTCGAGCGCTGGACCCTGAGAACACGGGAGTCAGCAACTGCGCCGCTTGCGTCTGGGCAGCCGTCAAGAAGCATGACCCGGCAATGGCAAGTTGGCTGGGCAACTACTGCCCGACATTGCAAAAGCAAGGCACCCTCGTCTACAACAAGACAGGATACAACGACATCAGAGTTCCCATCGAGGACATGAGGCCCGGTGACCTCATCCTCATGGACTACGGGGGCAACCACAGCGCCGACCATGTCGATTGGTATTTCGGCAACAATGTCGTATGGGGCGCCGGCTCCGCGCCTTGCCCTCACCTGGTGAGCAACGATTGCGAGCACTACCTACAGGGGCGAACGCGCTCCATCGTGGTGGAGCTTTGGATTGTCAGGATCTTCGATGAGTAGCAAGTGGCGCAAGCGCAAGAAGCGCCTCGAGGACGAGGACAACTATTACTATGACGGCGGGCCGCTATGGTCCCGTAATGCCGTCATATCGATGGTTGTTGGCGGCCGCTCAATGGGCAAGACCTATTGGGCCAAAGCCAAATTCATCGACCTCTACCTCGAGCACGGATACCAGTGGGTCTACCTCAGGCGCCACGCCAACACGCTGGACGAGTTCCGCAAGGACGGCGGCGCCAAGCTCCTCTCTGACGTTGCGGACGAGTTCCCACAGCATGAGATGAGGGTCAAAGGTGACCTAATCCAAATCCGGCTCAAAGTCGATGAGGAGGAGAAGGTCAAGAACCAATGGCAGACCATGGGCTACCTCATGAGCCTAGCATCGTTCATGCAATACAAGGGCACGGCATACGATGCCGTGCGATACATCCTCTTTGACGAGTTCATCCGCGAGGCTCGAGGCAAGGCCATCGACCGTTACCTAGCGGATGAGGTAGGGACGTTCTACAGTCTTTACAACACAATCGACCGAATGCGTGATGTGGTGCGCGTCTACATGACAGCCAACGCCGGCGATCTCGTGAATCCCTACTTCATGACTTGGAAGATAGGAAAGCCACCAGCTGGTTTCAGCCGCTACAACAACGGGCTCATCTGCCTCGAATACGGCGGCTCAGCCCGGTTCATGGACCACGCTCGAGGCTCCAAGTTCGCACAACTCATCCAAGGCTCGAGCTACGAGGCATTCGCTATCGAGAACAAGTTCATCAATGACACTCCCGAGTTCATTGCAGACAAGCCGGCAGGGGCGCGTTGCAATGCGGCCCTCAGCTACCTCGGCAAGGACTACGGCGTGTGGCGTGACATTGCAAGCGGCAACATGTACGTCACAGGATGGGCGCCCAAGGACGCTCCATGCTATGCGCTCATGAGGGCGGACATGAGACCCAACGTGATCCTGCTCAAGAGGACAGAGGGCCTACTCAGGGCATGGGCGGATATGTACCGGTACGGCATGATGTATTTCGATAGCCCCATGACCAAGGCGGCATGGAGCGAGCTGATGGGCTTGCTAGGCATCAACTGAGTGTGCTAGCATAGCCTTGCGCTCGAGACTCCATCCTCCGTTCCCGTCTCACTAGAGCGCACCGGCCGGCCCTCCCGTGTTGAAAGCGGGAGGGCAATTATTTACCTCACTGTCAACAAAGTTTCTTGAAAAACTTTGCTTGTAAAGTTTGCAAGTTCATGTTATAATGTTTGTAAGTTGTTTGGGGATAGGTTTCGGCTATTTCACTCTCAGC